TGGTTTGGTGGCGGTTCTGGCAAAGTGTATCGAGCTGATTTGTCACGGTTTACTGAAACGCTTGTTCCTGCTTGGGCAGCAGATGTAGTGTCAGTTAAAGATGGAACGTCTGGTGGGGCTGATGCTTCGCCAAGTAACGTTATGTTTATTGCTAGGGCTTTAGGCGAAACGTATTTTACTGACTCTACTAATGGCGTGCAGGGTGAGAAGTCTACTGGTGAGTTGGTTGCGTCTGGCACGTTAACGGTTGGTGATGTGAGTTGGAATAGTCAGTTTGATAAGGTGTTGCGTAACTTTGAGATACGTTACGCTCCGTCAGCTTTGTCAGCTACAAACAATCAGTACAGTGAATCAGGCGTAGAGTATAGCGGTAGCAGCACTCAGTATGCTGGTGCTGCGTCTAGCGCTGGTGGTTCGATAACTGCAACGGTTACGAATGATGAGAACGTTAGTGTTACGACAAGTAATTTGGCTAATAAGACTGCTACGAACATTACGACGCTTGTGCCTGAATTATCTGAAGCCTTTAAGGTGCAACTTAATTTAACTAGGGACTCTGTAGTGACTTCTGGTCCTATTATTGAATCGTGGAGAATCCAAGCGTTCCCTGCTCCTACAAGAGTAGATGAAATAATCCTACCAATTATCCTTAAATCAAAGGTTGCTACGTCTAGGGGTAGAGGTTCCGCTATTGGGTACGATACGAAAGCTGAATACAATGCGTTAAAAACAGCTATGGCTAATCGAGAAATCATAACGTATCAAGAAGGTTCGCAAACTGACACTTGCGTAATTGACCAGATTGCTATGTCAGCAGAGAAATTATCTGATGACGGCAACTGGTGGGAGGGTACATGCACTCTCCGGCTACTTACAGTACCATAGAGTATGGCTAAAATTCTGTATTACGATATAGAAACAGCCCCAAATTTAGCGTATGTGTGGGGGCAGTACCAGCAAGATGTTATAGCGCATGAGCGTGAATGGTACATGATGTGTTTGTCATATAGGTGGGAGCATCAAAAACGCACGCATGTATGTGCAATGGTTGATTTCCCTGAAGCGTATACGAAAGACCCTGAGAACGATTACTATGTTGTTAAAAAATTATGGGGGTTATTAGATGAAGCTGACATCGTTATAGCCCATAACGGTGACAAATTTGATATGCGTAAAGCGAATGCTAGGTTCGTGAAGCACGGGTTAGGCCCGACTTCCCCTGTAAAATCTGTTGACACGTTAAAAGTGTCTCGCAGGTATTTTATGTTTAATTCAAATCGTTTGAATCATATTGGGCAACACTTGGGACTTGGTGAAAAGGTAGATACTGGTGGCTTCCAAACGTGGGCTGGGTGTATGCGTGGCGATATGAAAGCTTGGAAGACGATGATTAAGTACGCTCGTCAAGATGTGGATTTGTTGCGTGATGTGTATTTAGCGTTGCGCCCTTGGATGACAAACCATCCGAATTTGAATATCTATACAAAGGAACATGCGTGCCCTACTTGCGGTTCATACAACTTGCAACGTCGGGGTTACAAAACAACTCAAACTACTTCGTATCAACAATGGCAATGTAATGATTGTAAGTCGTATAGCAGAAGTCGATTAGCTAAAAAAACAGAAAGACCCTCTATAGTTCCGTAACGTTTAGTTGTAATCTTAGCCTATGGCTAAGTTCTTTTTTGTGCTGTCTCGAATACTTTTTGCGTCAATGCTTGTCATGGCTTTGTTAAGCCCTGCATCAGCGCAAGAGAACGAGCCTGAAACAACGTGTGTAGATCAGGAAAATGAGGACAATACTGCGTGTACTGTGCATGTAAATGATTACAATGACTCACCTATTGTGTACATGACTGTGGAGGAAGACCAGACTGCTGTCGAAATCATTACCTATACATCATTGACATGCGATGACCATGAAACAGGGGAAGGCACAGACACTTACGCAGCAGACCCCTATCTTAAACTATACGACAGCGATGGGACAATTATTGGGGAGGATGATGACAGTGCTGCTCACAACGTTAACGGCATGTGTTGGGATAGCTACTTGACCCTTACGTTAGATTCAGGGGACTATGAACTATTAGCTACTTCTTACAGTAATGCGACTATTGGAACGTATACGTTAGAGTTCTTTGGTGTGAGCTGGTCGTTGTCTAATGACCCTGAGCCTGCGCCTGATCCTGAACCGACTCCAACGCCAGACAATTCTGTGCCGGATGAAGAAGTTGAGCCTACGCCTGAACCTGTAGAGCCTACGCCTCAGCCAGACCCTACTCCTGAAGTAACGCCTACGCCTGAAGAGGAAATTGAACCTCCCGTAGATAATCCTATTCAAGATCCCACTCCTCTCCCGCCAGAACCAGAAGTAACGCCAGAACCAGACCCGCCGTGGGAACCCCCCATAAGACAGCCATCGCCACCCCCAGTGCTAATTCTGCCATCACCAATTGGAGAAAACCTACAGATACCAGTGACAACAGACATAGAGGGATTAGAAGAAGAGCCATTTGAAGATGATATCATGTGGGACTTCGACGATGTAGAATGGGAAGAGTTCGAGTTAGATGAGTTGCCAGAAATTGAATTTATTGCAGAAGAATTTGAGGAAGAAGAGGAAGAAGAAACAACTTTCTTTGATGATGGAGAACAAGAACAGCCAGATGAAGTACAATCAGATGTGGAACTAGAGGAAGATACTTTAGATCTAGAAGAAGACATTGAGTTTGTTCTTGAAGAGTATGAGGACATTGAAGAAGTAGACTTTGAGGAGTTAGATGCTGATGAACTTGACGACGAAATTCTTATTGAAATACTACAAGATGAAGAGACAGTTGAAGTCTTTTTTGAAGAAGTTTTAGAGGACAACCCAGACTTTTTTGAAGAAGCCACAGATGAGCAGATAACTGTTATCTTTGAGTCAGCGCCAGAGATATTTAACGAAGCATCTGACGAAGTTAAAGAAGAACTCGAAGAAGAAATAAACGTGTTTGCTGGTGGCTTTGAAGAGTATGTGCCAGAGGATTCAAACATCAGCGTCGATGACAGACGTTCTATCATTGCTGTCACATCTGCGACTACAATAGTTGCTGGAGCTGCAATCGCAAGACCAACACCTCCACCAACTCCACGACCTGTGCAACCTGCACCAACACGACCTAGCAGTCCACAATCTGCTTCTCCCAGCGGTCCCGAAACCCCAAGGAGAAAAACTAGAGATGATAAAGCGTAAAGTTAAACGACTAACTCACGAAGTGTTTATCCTTAGCCTTACTGCTGGGTCAACCGGAATCGTGCTTATAACGTTGTCAGGTGAAACCAGAGAGTACGGTATATGGATTACCGCAGCTAGTTTTGTATGCCACATGATTGGTGTGTGGATCGACTGGAAAGATGATTAAAGTTTGGATAGACCAAGACCTATGCACAGGCGATGGTTTATGCGCTGAGATCGAACCAACTATTTTTGAAATGCACGACGATGGTTTAGCTTACGTTAAAGAAGCATCTTGGTCGAATATCCTTAATGGAGGTTCTGAACCTGTTTTGCAAATGGCTGATGGTACAGCAACCGTACCTGAGAATCTACTAGCTAACGTTATAGATGCGGCAGAAGAATGTCCGGGAGAATGTATTTTTATAGAGGTTGAGTCGTGACATTGGAAGCATTATTTTTAGTTATTCTTACAGCGTGCCTTGTTCCGTGGATGGCTTGGATCTCAACCGTGTTAATCAAGATTGAGATACGTTTAGCTAAGGGTGATGAAGCGTTAGAGACTGCTGAAGAGCGTTTAGCTGACCACGAGCAAAGATTACGAGCGTTAGAACAGCGCTGTTAACTGCACACCCAGTGTTGCCAACCACCGCCCGTAGCCCGATAAATAAGCCAAGCAGAAACTTTTATATTACTTTCTCCATCTAAAACATCTGCTACATAGCCCAAAGCAGTACGACTTCTAGCATCCCAATACGTTGTCAAGTGTTGCATCAAACCACTAGCTGTACTAACACTAGACCTCGCTGTGGGATCACCACCAGATTCACAATCTATAATTTTCAAGAACCTAGCGGTATCGCTAAGAGGCCCACCGTTGGCTAGTATTGCGCTTTCAACCGTGCTACGCCACCGTTCAACTTCCGGTTTAAAAGTGGCATTAGGGGAAACAGTTGAGTATAAACGCACAGAAATGTTACGTTCCATGGCCCACTGACGATGATGTTTATGCGTATTTTGACCGTAAATGCCGTCTGTGTCTATGCTTAACCAGTACTGCAACATACGCACCCTTCCGCTGTCCTCTAACCAGTCGTACTCAGTAGCTAATATGTGTTCTTCTATTTTGTCCCAAGGTATGTAAGCTAGAGCTGCAGCTGACAGTGCGTTGATAGCGAACGTAAATAAAATCGTGCTATAAATAAAGATCTTTCTCATTGTGGTGTCTCCAAATTGTTAACAGTTCTGCCGCAAATGCCGCATCTAAAACAGCTACTTTACCAACGGTTTTTCCTATTTGCGACCTTCTGTCCCCGTGGATAGCAAAGATTACCCACTGGTTATCGTGAGCAACTTTCCGTATTCTGCTAATCCACGGGAACAGTGTCCAACGCTTGCGATATTTCACTTCAATCGGGATATCTAAGTCCCCCAACCAGATATCGTGAGACTCGCTACTAGCGCTGGTTCTATGAGCGTCGTTATGCCCCCATTCCATAAGTAAAGCTACTATCTCATTCTCGCCTGTGGTTCCTTTCTGTTTTGCTTTACTCAAAGTCAAACACTCCTTGTATTTCTGCCCGCTTTTTTTCGACGGTTACGATTGTATCGTTCCTGACTCCTCCATGGGGTACTAAAAGAATTTCTAACATATCAAAGCCTAGGGTCTTGCCTATGCCCATGGAGTTCCAACCGCAACGCACTACAATGGCGTTAGGTTTGCATATTCTTGCTATTTGTTTTTTGATCTCTGACCACGGGTTTTGTGTGTCTTCTTGGGTGACTACACGCCCTATCCCGTCGTAGCATTCTTTGATTTGTCTAGAGCTGTATGGTGGGTCAAATAGAACCCCGTCAACTGATTCATCTTCGAGTAACGAAAGGAAATGACTAGCGTCGTGATGAAAGTCTGCTTCAAACTCTGGGTTGATGTCGTTTGTAAACTTCATTAGATGCTTGAAACAACTGTTACGAACATAAGGATCAACCCAAACTCCCTTGGTCATCACCCTGCGAAGGAGGGAGTTAATGGGTTGAATCCTAAATGTTTCAGAGTTAGGCATAGCCCATTCTCTATGAAACTGTATGTTTGTCACAACAGATCGTTTATATCGTCTGTTGCTATTGGTCCGTAATGTTTTTCCGTGTATGCGTTTAACGCATCTCGTATCATACCTGATCTAGTCTGGCCGTTGTGTATCGCTAACTGGTCAACTTGGTCTAACAAAGTTTGCGGTATCCTCATGGCAATCAACTGATCGTTTTTGTCCCTAGTAGGGGTTTCTGGTGCTTCCATCGTTATTTCTCCTGATGTTTCTGCCCACATGTAGGGCATTTGTTGTTGTTGTTTTCTATTACTTTTGAGCCTATAACCCAACCGCAAGTACAGCTTATGTAGTACGGTGATTTGTTCCTGAGTTTAGATTTCTTCTGACCGAAGTCCTCCCACACTAAAACCAGTCCTCATCGCTGTCTACTGGTTTCCCGTCGATTATTGCAGTTTTGCCTGCCCAAGCATCTTGCTTAGGCGCTCTAACAATCTGAAATAAATCCCAAACGTTACAGTCCCAACCAGTTACAGTTTGCCCATCTTTGTTCTTGTATTGACGGCTGGTAAATTTGCCTCTAACAGCTATCCTGCTACCTTTATCTGTGGCTTTAGCTATAGCTTCTGCTAGCGCTGTTGACCCATCTCTGGAGTCTTCCCAAATGCTTAACGTTACCCATGTGGTTTCTTCTTCACCTGTTTTTACGGCTAACGCATTTTCATAAACTGCTTTGCCTGTGCCAGTGACCTTGGGTAGCCACTCTCTTCCTAGGTTTCCCATTTGAAAACCGATTCCTTCACTCAACATTATTGTTCTCCTTTTTAATTAATTGTTGATGTAATACATAATACTCATCTGATGTCCAAAGTGACAAGCCAAGACTTAGGCGCATGGCTATCCGTTTTATACCATCGCTGACACTGGCTTTACTGTTCTGACCTGAGTGCTTACTAGGTCTTTCCACCTCGCCAATCTCTTGAATGGTGACTTGTTTGCCGTCTACGGTAAAAGTGCATTCAAGGATGCAACCCTCAACAATGCCCTCTGGACTTCTGATAAGTTCTACTATCCGCATGTCAAACGGACCTAAATGCAACAATAAAAATTGTGTTATATCCCCGTGGCTGACATACCTGTCACCCCTACCTGTCGGCTTTACTTTAACGAAAGTTTCGGGTATTGGTTTTGATAATTTAATTAATTGTTCACTCAATTTCTTGCTCCTCACCTGCTAATAAATTTGCGTGATACCGTGCAACATCAAGCGTTACCTCATCACCGCTAAGGACCGAACACAACTCGTTGTGCCTGCAATACCTACATTGCCATGCACCGCCCTTAGACGGTACACCATACGGGCTAGGTTTCTCTTGATGTATAAGCTCTCCGTCATCGTTAGGTATAAACGCTACGGGTAAAGCTCCCTGAGCAATGTCCTCCTGTACACTCTTGAACCAACCTAACTCTAACTCTGCTATCTGGCGTGGTGTCATACCCCACTCTGAGATTTCTTCGTCCATGTGTATGACCCATTCTAAAGTTTCGCCTACTTTTATTTTGTCACGCCAACTATCTTGTTTCGCAACGTACACAATCCATAACTCATCTACTTCGCAAGCCATTGCATATAAAGCGGCTTGTGCAACGTGAGGCATTTTAGGCAAACCACCTCTAGCCAATTTGAACCCGTAACTAGATGTAGTTTTCAGTTCTAAAAGTCTTTGCGTTTTATCGTCAACCCATACCAAACCGTCACAAGACCCTGACAAAGAAACGTTAGTTAATGGAGTTAGATCTAACGCTAGTTCATACTGACCGCTGTACGCCTTCTGGCACGCTTCCTGTATGCCCTCATGGATTGCGTTACCTATCTCGAACGCTATGAGCGTTGATTTTTCTATAGAGTTTGTCTCTTGATATTTCAAGGCTTCAAACGCTCGTTGTCTTAAGCACGACCCTACGCTACTTATTCTGAGAAGCGTATCCTTGGCTGTGGGCTTAGGTTGCCTACTGTCCTCCAAATGCTTTCCGTAAACCTCTGATATTTCTTGTGTGTAATTCACAGTAAACCCTCCTCACGATATTCTCTGTGTTCTCTTTCGTGATGTAGCTGGTTGTATCCTTGACACAACTCCACATCGGATTCTTCATCTTCTAATAAACGGTAATACGCTTGCTTAGGTCTATCGCCTATCTTCATCATCTTAGACTCAACAGGATAACCGTTCTCCCGTAGTTCCCTAGCCCTCCTAGCGCCATCTCCGCCACCTACAACAAGTGATAACTCATCTCTGCTAACCCAACCTTCCCATATTGGGTTGTCGTCGTTTGCTTGCCGTCTATGTGATTTAGTTAATGCAATATGTAACGCCCATTGCAAATGAGCTAAAACTTTGTTAGCTAGCCTAGAGGTATCGCCCATTTCCCTAGCGCACTGATGCGCTATTTCGCTGTGGTTGTTACCTGCTAACGCTTTGGTGTTTTTTAACTCCGGTAGCTCGTTGTGTATTATGTCTACCATTATTTGTTGTGATGCAACGATACTGTTAGCCATTGCATATATACCCTTTAAGTGTGGGTCATCTGTTTCAAATGGTTTTATTTCACTCATTACAATCCCCTTGTATCTGTGTTGATGTCATTTAATTTAGTGGTAACTACTATGTTTCTCGCTGTTAAATCAACCCCAAACCTATGTGAACAATCAACCGCTTCTAAGGCATCGCTGATTATCGTGCCTACTTGTGGCGATTTGCCATCTTCACGGTGCATGTACTCATGGTCTATGTAGTCTTGATCTAATCTGAGAGTAACTTCAAATTGTATATCCATTATTTTTTCCTTTGTTGACTGCGTATCTTTTGATACTTTTTAAGAGTCCGTAAATCCCTACGGTAGTTCTTGTTATACCAAGTGTAGCATCTGTGTGTGACAAAACCAAACGTAAATGCTATCGCTGTGGTAACTACTGGGATTAAACTCATGTGATAATGTTATACTCGCTGTATCACAATGTCAAGTCAATTCAATAAATTTTATTTATCATACGAAACCGCTGACGCTCTTTCGGAGTAAGCCCACCCCGAATACCCCATATCTGATCTATCGGTTCCTCAACGAAACTAGCTTGCAAGCACTCATGGACAACATCACAATTCTGGCACACGTTCCTCGCCCTGTTCACGCTGTCGCCATAAAACAAATCATGGCCAAGCCCACGACAATTCGCCCTTTCTAACCACGACATAAAAAAACAATACACTAAATTTGCTTTTGTCCCATGGACCCTGTATCTTTAATAAAGAGGTTTCCTCCTCCGAATTTTGTTGACACAAGCCCCCCCGTTTCCTATCGGGGGGGTTTTTCGTTTTGCCTACAGGTGAAGTTAAGTCGCCTATAGGTATCGTTAAGCCGGACTACACGGCGTTCAT